GATGTGGACGACTTCGCCACAGCGGTGACGTATGGCGGCGGCACGATCAATGGCATCTTCGACAACGAGACAGTGCCGGTCGATGCGGGCGGCTTCGTTCCTGTGCATGAGGAACAGCCACGCTTGACCTGCCGCACGGCAGACGTTCCCAGCATCACCTACGATCAGACGATGGTGATCGGCGCAGTCACATATAAGGTCAAGGCGTGGGTGCATGACGGCACTGGCGTCACGGTCGTGCAGTTGGAGCGGCAGTAATGGCCCATGTGCGCAAGAGCATCAGGGATCGGATGGAGAGCATCCTGAAGACCGGCGTGACCTCGGTATCGAACCGGGTCTATGCTTCGCGCGTCTATCCGCTGACTGGCCCTGATCTGCCTGCTCTGGCGGTCTATACAGCTTCCGAGTCGTCTGGCTTGCAGACGATGGGCGTGCGCACCCTGGCGCGCGAATTATCATTGAACGTGGATGCTTATGTTCGCGTAAACGATACGTTTGATGATACTATCGACGCGCTGTGCGTCGAGATTGAGGAAACCATTGCGGCAGACTACACGCTGAATGGGCTGGTGAAGGATACGATCCTGACCAGCACCGAGATCGACTTCGACGGCGAGGCTGAACGCCCGGTGGGTGTTGCTCGCTTAACTTACACCATCCGATATGTTACAACTATCGGAGACGTTGAGACCGCCAGATAGGAGGCTCCATTATGGCTACGCATACGGGTAGCGAAGGCACTGTCAAGGTCGGTGCCAACGCGATTGCAGAAATCCGCTCTTTCTCCATTGAAGAAAGCGCAGACACGCTTGAAGATACGACGATGGGCGACACCGCGCGCACCTATAAGTCGTCGCTCACGACCTACACAGGCACCGTTGATGTGCTGTGGGACGAGACCGACACGACAGGTCAAGGCGCGCTGACCATCGGCGCTTCTGTCACGCTCAACCTCTATCCTGAAGGCGACACTTCGGGCGACACCTATTACACTGGCACGGCCATTGTTACGGGACGCACGATCAACTCGTCCTTCGACGGACTTGTGGAAATGAGCATTTCGGTGCAAGGTAGCGGGGCGCTAACGCAAACCACTGTTACCTAATGAGGCAACCAAATGAGCATCGCCAAGCGGATCGCAGCTAAACGTGCAGATCAACAACGCGAGGTGGTCGAGGTTCCAGAGTGGGGCGAAGGGGATGAACCCCTTCGCCTTTACTTTGGCCCGGTCACGGCCCGCGACATCGAAAAAGTGCAACGTAAGCATCCAAACTTCCTATCAAACGTGACGATGGGTGCTATGGTTGAGACCCTGATTATCAAGTGTGAAGATGAAAAGGGTGATCAGGCTTTTACTTTAGAGGACAAGCCGATCTTGATGGGTGAGCCAGTTAATGTCATCTCCAAAGTCTTTGGCGCTGTTTTTGGCGCCAATTCTGTTGAGGAACACGAAAAAAACTGACAAGCGACCCATTCCGCCTCAATCTCATTGCTCTGGCAGAGCATCTAGGCAAGACCATCAGTGAGATTGAGGAAATCACGTTAAGCGAGTATAATGAGTGGGTCGCATACTTTCAGTTAAAACAGGAGCGGGACAAGAATGGCAAATGACATCAACATTGTTGTTGCCGCGCAGGTGCAGGGCGCACTTGCCCCGCTCAAGCAAGTTGAGCAACAGGTAAGTCGCGTTGGCTCTAACATTGACCAAGCGACAAACCAGCTTCGGCGTCATTCAAGTCAATACAATGCAACCGCTGTGTCTGCCAATCGCTTTGCCAAGGGCGCATTGCAGCAACTTGGCTATCAGATCGGTGACTATGCAGTGCAGGTCGCTAATGGCACAAGCAAAATGCAGGCGTTCGGTCAGCAAGGGTCTCAGATGCTCGGCATCTTTGGCCCTATCGGCGCTGTTCTTGGTGCCGGTGTGGCAATCTTTTCTGCGTATGCAGTAGCAGCCGAAAGGGCTGGTGGGTCTGTATCAACCCTGTCAGACCGTCAAGATCGTCTCAATAGCATCATGGCCGATTACGTTCGTGTGTCTGAGATCGCACGAATGGAAGCTGCTGATTTGGCGGCAAAATATGGCGACCTTGGCGATGAAGTCAGAGACGCCGCAAATAATCTTATGTATCTTCGTGAGATACAGGCGGCAGCAGTTTTGCGCGAGCAAATATCTGGGCTTGACGATATTGTAGATCAATTTGGCGGAACCGTAACTGGCATTGGAACGCCATTAGATCAGGCAAATAGAGCCATTCGTGAAGCATTTGGTGCAAAAACTAGCACGCAGGTAAGAGAAATCGGCGATGCTTTCCGCACCCTTGGACAAGCAACAACATTCGAAGAACAGACTGCCGCGATTGATCGAATTGGACAGATGGCGCGAGACTTGAATGCTGGGCAGTTGCCCCGTGATCTTGTCGATGCCTTGGTTGCCTCTGAGGAATTCAAAATATCAATGGCAGAAGCCACCTATCTTCTTGAGACACTTGGGGAAAGTGGAAGCACATCGGTTCGTAAGATAAAGGATGAACTGTCTGACACAGAAAAGGCGGTTCAAAGTCTTGAACAGAGCATCACCAGCAACATGGAAAACGCATTCATGTCTATGGTTGATGGCACTAAATCTGCAAAAGACGCGTTCAGAGACATGGCGCGACAGATCATCGCTGAACTATATCGCGTGATTGTCGTGCAGCGCACTGTCGCAAGTATCACCAAATTCTTGGGATTTGGTGGCGGCAAAGGCACAGAAATACTAACAAAGGCTATCGGCGTGCGCGCACAAGGTGGTGCGGTTTCCCGCAACCAGCCATATATCGTTGGTGAAAAAGGCCCAGAAATGCTTATTCCAAGCACATCTGGCCGTGTGATCCCCAACAATCAGATGAGTGATGGCGGGCAGACCATCAACGTCGTGCAGAACATCAGTATTTCTACCGGCGTGCAGCAAACCGTGCGCACCGAGATCAAGCAACTCATGCCGCAGATCGCGGAAAGCGCGAAGCAGGCGGTGGCTGACGCCAAGCGGCGCGGCGGCAGCTACGGAAGGGCGTTTGCATAATGGCTATTTCCTATCCCGTCGCTCTACCGACCCACACAGGCATCGCACAGATCGAACTGCGCGCGGTCAACGCGGTTGCCTACAGTCAATCGCCTTTCACCTTCGCAGGCCAAGCGCACGCCTACCAGGGCCAGATGTGGCAGGCTGATGTGACCTTGCCGCCAATGAAGACAGCCGACGCAGAGCAGTGGCTGGGCTTTCTGCTGTCGCTGCGCGGGCGCTACGGCACCTTTCTGCTTGGCGACCCGCTGCGCACCTCTCTGCGTGGCACAGCAACTTCTTGCACCGTCACAGGCTCGGCTGGCGACAACACCGTGAGTGCGACTGTCACGGCAGGCCAGACCTTGCTGGCGGGTGACTACATCCAGCTTGGCAGCGGCTCGACCGCTGCGCTGCACAAGGTGCTGGTCAACTACACCGGCACAGGATCGGCGGCTGATCTGGAAATCTGGCCGGCGCTTCGGGTGGCTCGGTCGTCTGCGACGGCCACGATTTCCAACGCCAAGGGTCTGTTCCGATTGAACAGCAATGAGCAAGCCTGGTCGATCAACGAGGCCAGCATCTACGGCATCACGTTTGGCGCGATGGAGGCGATCTAATGTCCAGAACCGTCCCAGCCGCGCTTTTGACGGCCTTGGCGCAGAAAGAGGTTCAGCCGTTCTACGCGGTCGAGATTGCCTTTGACAGCGGCACTGTGCGCCTGTGGACCGGCTATGGCGACCGCACGATCAACAGCAACACCTACACCGGCGCCGGATCGCTGCTGAACATTGAAGGTCTGGCAGAAGTTGCCGATCTGTCGGCTAAGGCAATCACGATCAGCCTCAGCGGTGTGGCGCAAGAACTTGTGTCGGCTGCATTGCAAGAGCCGTATCAGCGCCGCCGCTGCAAAGTCTTTTTCGGCGCGGTGAATGTGGCGGATGTGGTCGAGGTCTTCACCGGCAGTCTGAACACAATGCCGATTGAAGACAGCGGCGAGACCAGCGTTATCACGGCGACAGTTGATAGCAAGCTGGTCGAAACCGAAAAAGCAAGCAATCTGCGTTACACCAGCGAAGGGCAGAAGTCGCGGTATTCTGGGGACACGTTCTTCGATTACGTCAGCGCCATCCAAGATGCGGAAATCGTATGGGGCCGGAAAAGCGCCTAAATGACTAAATCCGCAGGGTGAAGAA